AACAAAACAGGTGAAAGCTATTACACCGTCCGTGAAGCGTTTAATCATAATCCGGCGCTGCCTCTCCTGGAGCGCGCAGCTTATTTCCTGTTCCTTAACCGCAATGGCTATCGCGGTCTTTGCCGCTATAACAAGCTCGGTGAATTCAATATCCCGTTTGGTAACTACGCAGAACCTTATTTTCCACTGGCTGAAATTGAAGCTTTTGCAGATAAGGCGCAGCGCGCGACGTTCATCTGCGCTGACTTTCGCGAGACGCTGCGCCTGACTAAAGCTGGCGATGTGGTGTATTGCGATCCGCCGTATGACGGCACGTTTTCGGGCTATCACTCGGCTGGTTTCAATAAGGATGAGCATCACGATCTGGTTAGCATATTGCTCGATGTTTCGGAGCGTTGCCCGGTTGTAGTTTCAAACAGCGACACACTTTACACGCGCAGTATTCTTCGCGATTTCAGCATTGCCAGCATCAGCGTAGCCCGCTCGGTCGGCGTTGCCGCCGGTAAGAGCAAGCGCGCATCGGAAATTATCGCCGTGCGACGCCCACACAAGGGCGTTCAATTTGCCGGTTTTGATATGGATCAGAGTGCTGATAAATCCGTAGTGGTTGAGGTGCGTGGATGATCCACTTCCATGGTGGGCCAATCACACCTGATACGTGCGCGCTCAAGGCATGGAAAGGCAGGCACGCATTTATCAGCTTCGCAAATCCGGGCCAGCTCATGCTGGCTTCGGAAGTCTGCCAGAGTTTCGCACTTGATAATGGTGCTTATAGCTTCTGGACAAAAAAACGAGTTGTGAGTTGGGACAGTTATTATGAATTTGTAGCACGCTGGAAAAATCACCCTCGCTTTGCGTTTGCCATCATTCCCGACGTAATCGGCGGCAGCGGTGAGCAGAATGATGCGCTGATAGAAGAGTGGCCTCACGGAAAAATTACCGGCGTACCGGTATGGCACATGAATGAATCTGATGACCGTTTTATTCGTCTGTGCCATGAGTTCCCTCGCGTCGCGCTGGGTTCTATGGGCGAGTATGACGCCAGTCGGCCGAAAGAGTGCGCAGCGCGTCTGCGTGATCTGATACGTCATGTTGTTGATGGTAGTGGCTATCCAATCACCAAGCTGCACGGTCTGCGCATGTTGAACAAAGACCTCTTTAAGCGCGTGCCTCTTTCATCAGCAGACAGCACTAATGTGGCACGCAATATCGGTATTGATAAGGCCTGGAATAAAAGCGCCTATGCCCCCGCCAGTAAAGAGACCAGGGCT